TCAGGGGGCGTAGCGGAGGTGGATCAGGGGGTAGGGGCGGCCCTGGCTGTCCTGGTCGGAGCGGCCGGTGCGGGCGAAGCGCATGGCTTCGTAGAAGCCGATCGCCTGGGCATTCTGTTCGTTGACGTCGGTGGTGAGCGTGGGGTGGAGCGAGAGGGCGTGGTCGACCAGGCGGCGGCCGACGCCCTGGCCGCGCCATGCGGGATCGATGAACAGCGCCTCCATATGCGTGCCGTCGATCAGCATGAAGCCGATGGCGTGATCGTCCGGGTCGGTGGCGAGCCAGGCGGGGGCATGGGGCAGGAAGGCGGCGACCTCCGCCTCTATCGCGACGCGGTCTGACGGCGTCAGGAAATCATGGGTCGCGTCGACGGCCTTGCGCCAGATGTCGAGCAGGCGGGCGCCATCGGCGGTGCGGGCGGGGCGGATCGAACTCATGGCGGCCATATAGGGGCGGGGCGCGGGTCGGCCAAATCCGGGCCGGGAGAAAATCGATGAATGGAGGCGGTGCATGGCTCTTTCGGATTTCGAGCGGCTGGCGCATCTGCCGGAGGGCGCGCGCGAGCGGGTGCTGGCGGGGCTGAGCGCGGCGGCGGCCGATGCGCTGGCGCATGACTGGCGCTGGCTGGCGCGGCCGGAGCAACTGGCGCCCGAAGGGGACTGGCGCATCTGGCTGATGATGGCGGGACGCGGGTTCGGCAAGACGCGGGCCGGGGCGGAATGGGTGCGCGGCATTGCGGAGAGCGACCCGTCGGCGCGGATCGCGCTGGTCGGGGCGACGCTGGGCGAGGCGCGGGCGGTGATGGTGGAGGGGGCGTCGGGCCTGTTGTCCATCGCGCCCTGGTGGAACCGGCCGGCCTTCGCGCCGGCGCTGCGCAAGCTGGTCTGGCCCAATGGCGCGGTCGCGACGCTTTATGGCGCGGCGGAGGCGGAGAGCCTGCGCGGGCCGCAGTTCAGCCATGGCTGGGCCGACGAGATCGCCAAATGGGCGGGCGGCGAGGCCGTCTGGGACAATCTGATGATGGGGATGCGGTTGGGCACGGCGCCGCGCGTGCTGGCGACGACGACGCCACGGCCCGTCGCCCTGCTGCGGGGACTGGTGGCGCGCAGCGGCGTCGACGTGGCCGTGACGCGGGGGCGGACGGCGGACAATGTCGCGCATCTGGCCGAAGGGTTCCTCGCGGCGATGGAGCGCGGCTATGGCGGCACGCGGCTGGGGCGGCAGGAACTGGACGGCGAACTGATCGAGGAGATCGAGGGCGCATTGTGGCGCCGGGACCTGCTGGAGCGGTGCCGGGTGGCGCATGTGCGTGGCGCGCTGGCGCGGGTGGTGGTGGCGGTCGATCCGCCCGCCTCCGCCCATGGAGATGCCTGCGGGATCGTGGTGGTCGGGCTGGGCGAGGACCGGCGGGCCTATGTGATTGCCGATGCGACCGTGGAGGGGGCGACGCCCGAGGGCTGGGCGCGGGCGGCGGCGGCGGCGGCGCTGTTGCATGGCGCGGACCGGGTGGTGGCGGAGGCCAATAATGGCGGCGCGATGGTGGAGAGCGTGCTGCGCGCCGCCGAGGCCGGGCTGCCCGTGCGGCTGGTGCATGCGAGTCGGGGCAAGGTGGCGCGGGCAGAGCCGGTGGCGGCGCTGTACGAGGCCGGGCGGGTGGCGCATCGCGGGAGCTTTCCGGAGCTGGAGGACCAGATGTGCGGGATGATGCTGGGCGGTGGATATGAGGGGCCGGGGCGATCGCCGGATCGCGCGGATGCACTGGTCTGGGGCCTGACGGAGTTGATGCTGGGGCGGCGCGGGGATGCGCGGGTGCGGGGGATTTAGGGGAAGCCGGGTTCCTTCCTGTTCCCGCCTTCGCAGGAGCACGGAACAGCGCGGGGACAGGCTCTGTTGCGGTGGCGGAATGAGGGAACAAGAGTGCGGGGGTCTGCGTAGTCCTTTCGTGTGATTTGCAAGGAGATCGGGTCATGAGATTGGCCAAATGGACGATGGCTGCCGCGGGGCTGGCGCTGGTGGGCTCGCCGGTGCTGGCGGCTTCGCTGAACAGCAAGGAGCGGGCGCGGGTGGCGCGGGCAGCGCCGCGGGACCGGGATGATGTGCGTTATTGCCTGCTCCAGGCCAAGAAGGGGCGGGACAAGGGCACGGTGATCGGCGCGGCGGGTGGCGCGGGCGTGGGCGCGCTGGCCGGCGGCAGCCTGGGCGAGTCCCTGCTGGCCGGTGCGGCGGGCGCCGTGGCGGGCCGCGTGATCGGCAAGAGCGAAGGGACGAATTCGGCCTGCGACCGGGTCCTGGCGCGCAATCCCTGAGGATGTCGGGGGCGGGACAGCCCCCATATAGCTTTCGGTAGGCGGCTGGGCGCCGTCGACCTTCACTATCCTCCCCCCGGTTCCGGAGGGAGGATTTTTTGTGGGTGCATCTAATGAAATTTTTCGGAGTGAAGGCGGCGCGCGGCGGGGCGCGGCCGGTGTTGGCGCGTGCCTGGGGTTCGGGCGGGGTCGCGCTGGGCGAATGGCCGGCCAGCTATGAGCAGCAGGTGCGCGCCGGGGTGGTCGGCAATCCGGTGGCGCAGCGCGCCCTGCGGCTGGTGGCGGAGGGGGCGGGCGGGACCGTGCCGGTCGTCGGCGGCGTCGCGGAGGATGTCCGGGGGCGGGTGAAGGCGCTGGTGACGCGCTGTTCCTCCGGCCAGTCGCTGGTCGAGACGGTGGCGAGCCACCTGCTGCTGCACGGCAACGCCTATGTCCAGATCATCCTGGGCGCGGACGGGATGCCGGGCGAACTCTATGCGCTGCGGCCCGAACGGGTGAGCGTGGAGGCGGATGCGCGGGGCTGGCCGGCGGCCTATCTGTATCGCGTCGGCGAAAGCGTGACGCGCCTGTCGCCGGAGGATAGCGCCGGACGGACCGGGATCGTGCATCTGAAGGCGCTGCATCCGCTGGACGATCATTACGGGCTGGGCTGCGTCGGCGCGGCGGCCGGGGCGGTGGCGATCCACAATGCGGCGACGGTGTGGAACAAGGCGCTGCTGGACAATGCGGCGCGGCCTTCGGGAGCGATGGTCTATGATCCGGGTGACGGATCGGTGATGAGCCCCGAACAGTTCGAGCGGGTCAAGCGGGAGATGGAGATGGCCTTTTCCGGCGCGGCCAATGCCGGGCGGCCGATGCTGCTGGAGGGCGGGCTGGACTGGAAGGCGATGAGCCTGACGCCCGCCGAGATGGATTTCGTCGGGCTGAAGGCGGCGGCGGCGCGGGAGATCGCGCTCGCCTTTGGCGTGCCGCCGATGCTGATGGGACTGCCGGGGGACAATAGCTACGCCAATTATCGCGAGGCCAATCGGGCGCTGTGGCGGCAGACGATCCTGCCGCTGCTGGCGAAGATCTGGGGCGGGCTGGCGCAGGGGTTGCAGGGCTGGTGGCCGGCGCTTTGCCTGAGCGCCGACCTGGATGCGGTGCCCGCGCTGTACGAGGAGCGCGGCGCGCTGTGGGACCGGGTGGCGGCGGCGGACTTCCTGTCGGCGGAGGAGAAGAAGGCGATGCTGGGCATGGGTTGAGGCGGCGGGTGCGGAGGCAAGGGATGAAACATGATGGAGAGATGCTGGCGCGGCTGGTGGCGCAGGCCGAGGTGCAGCCGGTGGGGATGGACATGCTGATGATCCGGGCGCTGATCGAGGAGGCGAGCGAATTGGGCGCCGGGCGGGCGCTGGCGCGGCTGGGACTGGCGGATCGTGGGGCCGAGGCGGATGTGCGGGAATTGCGCGAACTGCTGGGTGCCTGGCGCGACGCGAAGAAGGCGGCGCGCGGCGCCGTGGTCGCATGGGTCGTGCGGATCGTGACGGCGCTGATGCTGCTGGGGATGGCGGTGAAGATGGGATTGCTGGGGCTGGGGCATGAGTGACGTCCGGTTTGCCGGCTATGCGGCGGTGTTCGACCGGGTGGATCGGGGCGGTGACGTGGTGAGGGCGGGGGCCTTTGCCGGGGTGGCGGCAGGGATGCCGCTGCTGTGGCAGCACAGGCCGGGCGAGGTGATCGGGACGGTGGAGAAGGTCGAGGAGGATCGCCACGGATTGCGCGTGATCGGTCGGGTGTCGGCACGGACCGCCGCTGGGCGGGAGGCGGCGCGGGCGTTGCGGGAGAAGGCGGTGGACGGCTTGTCCTTTGGCTATCGGGTGCGGGAGGCGCGGGGGAAAGCGCCGCGTGAACTGCTGGAACTGGAGGTGGTGGAGGTCAGTGTCGTGACCCATCCGATGCAGGATCGGGCGAGGGTGATCGCGGTGGAGTGAGGCGTTAAGAGATTGAGACTAGGCCTTGTTCCGGCAGACAAGGAGATCGGCATGGACAAGGGTGGGGCAAAACGCGGTGGTAGATGGCTGGCCGTCTTCTTTGCCTCGCTATTGGTATTGCCGCTTGGCTTTTGTGGTTATGTGAAGTGGCGCGAGCCGCGAAGCATGTTGCCGGCCGAGGTCCAATGGTCGGAGGTGCTGGCGTTCAACTCTACCTTCGGCTTGCGGGAAGGCTGCTCCTTCGGCGTCTATCGCTTGTCCGACAACGCCCGTTTTGCATTGTTGCGCGGCGGTAAATTGCCCGGAGGCTGGCGGCCTAGCCCGCTCGCCCTTATTGATGACCGGCATGCCGCTCTGGCGCCTTTGGGCAGACAGATCACCTTGCATGCCGATAGCGCGGTGACTTGCGCGTCGGACACGGCACGCCGCTTTCGCCTGGTGGAAGGGTATGAGGACGCGATGCGGGAAAAGGGCAACTGGGTCCGAATAATCAATGGTGGCGAGGCGCTGGTGCTGGTCGCGCCTCGGCGGGGGTTGATTTGGTATTTGAATTTCGGGTGAGGCAGTCGCCCTCATCCAACTTCGCCTAGGCGGCTGGGTCGCCAAGGTTTCGTATCCTTTTCCCGCTGGGAGAAGGAAGTGTTCGGGCGGTCCGGTTGGGCCGCCCTTTTTCGTGGGAGTGGTGGATGACGGATCAGTTGGAAGCGAGCTTTGACGCGGTGGTGCAGGGTGAACGCATTGCGGGACTGGAGAGCGAGGTGGCGGCGCTGAAGGGGGCCCTGCTGATGCAGCAGCGGCCGGCGCTGGATGGCGTCAAGGGCGGGGCGGTCGATCCGCAGCGCGGCGCCTTTGTCGAGAGATATGTGCGGCAGGGGCTGGAGGCCGGAGTCGAGCTGAAGAGCTTTTCCGGGGCGTCGGGCGCGGCGGGCGGCTATGCGGTGCCGCGGGAGATCGACCAGATCATCGGGGCGACGCTGAAGGCGATTTCGCCCATTCGTTCGATCGCCAATGTCGTGCGGACCGGGACGGCGGGCTATCGCAAGCTGGTGACGGCCGGCGGCATCGTGTCGGGCTGGGCCAGCGAGACGGGCGCGCGGGCGGAGACGGCGACGCCGAGCTTCAACGAGATCGTGCCCCCTTCGGGCGAGCTTTACGCCAATCCGGCGGCGAGCCAGGCGATGCTGGACGATGCGCAGTTCGATGTCGAAAGCTGGCTGGCGGGCGAGATCGCCCGCGAGTTCGCGGCGGCGGAGGGCGCGGCCTTCGTCAACGGCAATGGGACGAACAAGCCCAAGGGCTTCCTGACCTATACGACCACCAATGAGGTGGACAGCGTGCGGGCCTTCGGGTCGCTGCAATATGTGGCGTCGGGCGCGTCGGGCGCCTTTGCCGCGTCGGGGCAGGACAAGCTGATCGACCTGGTGCAGGCATTGCGCGCGCCCTATCGCCAGGGGGCCTGTTTCGTGATGAATTCGGCGACGCTGTCGGTCATTCGCAAGATGAAGACCAGTGACGGCGCGTTCATCTGGCAGCCTTCCCTGGCTGTGGGACAACCGGCGACCCTGCTGGGCTATCGGGTGGTCGAGGCGGAGGACATGCCGGATATCGCGGCCGGTTCGCTGTCGATCGCGTTCGGCAATTTCCAGGCGGGCTATGTGATTTCCGAACGCAGCGAGACGAGCATCCTGCGCGATCCGTTCAGCAACAAGCCGTTCGTGCATTTCTATGCGGTGAAGCGGATCGGCGGCGCCGTGGCCAATTCGGAAGCGATCAAGCTGATGAAGTTTTCTGCGTCCTGATCATCCCTCATCCGACTTCGCCTGACCGTTCAGAGCCGGTCGAAGGAGGGTAAGGCTTCATGTCCTTCTTCCGCCAGGGGAGAGGGGCAGACTGGGGGCGTCCTGCGGGGCGTCCCCTTTTTCTTTGGAGGGGCGATGCTGGGGGATCTCAAGGCCTGGTTGCGGATCGGGTCGAACGATGAGGATGAGGTGCTGGAGCGGCTGCTGGCGGGGGCTTGCGGGCTTTGCGAGCAGTTTATCGGGCAGTGGCTGGTGGTGCGCGAGGCGGCGGAGACGATCGCGGCCGACGGGAGCTGGCAGAGGCTGCTGGCGCGGCCGGTGGTGGCGATCGAGGGGGTGGAGGCGGCGGGCGTGGCTTTGGCGCCGGAGGCCTATGCCTTCGACATTGATGCGTCGGGCGATGGATGGGTGCGGGCGCGGCTGGTCGATGGGCCGGGCAAGGTCACGATACGCTATCGGGCGGGACTGGCGGCCGATGAGGCGGCGCTGCCCGAAGCGATCCGGCAGGGGATCGTCCGGCTGGCGGCGGAGCATTTCGCGGCGCGCGACGGCGATGTGGCGACGCCGCCCGCCGTGGTGAGCGCGCTGTGGCGGCCATGGCGACGGATGCGGCTGGCATGAAGGCGCGGCTGAAGGCGCTGGTCGAAGCGCGGCTGGAGGCGCGGCGTCAGGGGATTGTCGCCGTCCTCGCGGCCTCCGGGATCGAGGCGCGGGTCGAGGGCGAGGCCGTGCGCCTGTCCGGGCGCGGGTTGAAGGATCGGTGGATGGGCGACCTGGCGCTGCGGGAAGCGGGCCGGCATTGGGGAGGGGGACGGCGATGAGCGCGGAAGTGGCGGTGCGTGCGGCCGTGGTGGTGGCCCTGCGCGGGGATGCAGTGCTGATGGCGGGGTTGAACGGGTTGTTCGACGGCGCGCCGGCGCGGGCGAGCGCGCCCTATGGCGTGGTGGGGGACTGCATCGCGCTGGATTGGGGCGCGAAGGATGTGGAGGGGCGGGAACTGACGATGACGGTCAGCCTGTTCGATGCGGGGGAGGCGCCGTCGCGGCTGGGCGGCCTGCTGGGGCGGGTCGACGCGGTGATGCGGGCAATGGGGCCGGTGGAGGGCTGGCAGGTCATCGCCGCGCGGCTGCTGCGCTCTCGGATGGGGCGGACGGCCGCGCGGGACGGGTGGCAGGCCCTGGTGGATTATCGGGTGCGGGTGGTGCGGCTGTAGCCGATACGGCCCGCCAGCGTTGCGGGGGAGGACCGGGCGGGCGATGGGTCCCCGCTTTTGCGGGGACGACGGTGAAGCGCGGGCTTAGACGCCCGGCTTCGAATAGTCTTCATATTCCCCGACGATCTTGTCCCGATATTCGCTGATCTGGTCGTCGGCGTCCGATTGGGCGTCCTTTTCCGACATGCCGCTGGATTTGTCGTCAGCGACGATGGCGGTGCGGAAGGCGGTTTCCTTGGCGCCGCATTCGCTCTTCAGCGTGGCCTGGAAATCGGCAAGCGACAGCTTCTTGTCGATGGCGGGCTGGATCTGTTTCGACAGGCACTGGGAATAATCCTTGCGGCCGGTGCCGACATCGACGCCGCCCTGCGGAGCGGCGGCCAGCAACAGCATCAGGGGGGCAGTGACGAACATAGGGGCCTCTCTCCAAATCCCGAATCTTGCACGGTTTATCTTAGAGGAGAATGCGCCATGGGCGTGGAAAAAGGAAGCGCGTTTCTGTTGAAAATAGGGGATGGGGGCGCGCCTGCGGCCTATGCGACCGTGGCGGGGATGCGGACCACGCAACTGTCCGTCAATGGCGAGGCGGTGAATGTCACGCACAAGGAATCGGGCGGCTGGCGCGAGCTGCTGTCCGGCGCGGGCGTGCGATCCGTCAGCGTGTCGGCGGCGGGCATATTCACAGGATCCGCGGCGGAGGTGCGGCTGCGCAACCATGCGCTGGCCGGGACAATCGAGGATTATGAGCTGAGCTTCGAAAGCGGCGAGAAGATGCGCGGGCGCTTCCTGGTGACGCGGCTCGATTATGCCGGGGATTATAATGGGGAGCGCAACTATGCGCTGGGTCTGGAGAGTTCCGGGCCGGTGGTGTCGCTGTGAGCGCGCCCAATGGCGCAAGGGGCGAGGCCGCTCTGGAGCTGGGCGGGGAGCGCCTGGTCCTGCGGCCCAGCTTCGCGGCCCTGGTGGCGGCCGAGGAGGAATTGGGGCCGCTGTTCGCACTGGTGGAGCGAGCCGCCGACGGGAAGCTGTCGCTCGCCGAGATGGCGGGGCTGTTCTGGCATTGTCTGGTGGAGCCGCCGGCGGGGCTGACGCGCGATGCGCTGGGCGAGGCGATCGTGGCGGTCGGGCTGGCGAAGCTGACGCCTGTCCTGCGGGGAATATTGGCACAGATTTTGGGGGGACGATGAGCTTTTTCAAAATGGCGGCGCGACTGGCAGGGGTCGCGGGGTGGTTGCTGGGCTGGCGGCCGGACGAGTTCTGGCGGGCGACGCCGGCCGAGCTGGAGAGCGTGTTGCGCGCGGCGCGCGGAGATGAGGAGGAGGCGCGCGGCGGGATGGACCGGGCGGAGCTGGAAAGGCTGCGCGCCGGGATGCCGGACGAAGGCATGTCGGGCGCCAGGAGCATCGCGCCGGAAAGGGGGAGCCAGCCTTCCGCTTGAAACGAGGGGAAGCTCGGCCGGGCTGAGCTCCCGCCTGCGCAGGAGCGCATTGCGGTTCAGGATGAGTTTGGGGGGTGGGATGGACGAGGAAATCGATAATCTGGTCGTGCGGGTGCGGGCGGATACGCAGGGTTTTGCGCGGGATGTGGAGGCCATGCGAGGGGCGCTGGAGGGGCCCTTGGCCACGGGCGCGGAGCGAGCCGGACGGCGGATCGAACAGGGCTTGCTGCGGGCCGTGCGCACCGGGGCGTTCGGGTTTCAGGAATTGAAGGCGGTCGCGCTGCGCATGCTGGATGACATTGCCGCCGGCGCCCTGCGGGCCGGGGTGAACAGCATTGGTGGCGACGGCGGGCTGATCGGGCTGGCCGCGTCGGCGCTGGGTCTGCCGGGGCGGGCGACCGGCGGGCCGGTGGCGCCGGGGCGGGCCTATGTCGTGGGGGAGCGGGGACCCGAGGTCTTCGTGCCGACGATGAGCGGGCAGGTCGTTGCCAATGGCGGACCAAATGGCGGGCAGGGCGGCGGAAGCGTTCGGGACGTGCGGGTTTCCATTGCGGTTCAGGGGCAGGGTGCCGACAGCGCCCGATTGCTGGCGCGCAGCGCGCGGCAGGTGGCGCGCGCGGTGAGGGGAGCGATAAACGGATGAATGCCTTGGGCTATTGGCTGGCGGATGCGCGGCGGGGGCAGGAAACGCGGTTCATGAAGCGTTTTGCACCGACGCACTGGACCGTCAATTTTCCCCGGCCGATGATGGCCAGCGTGGTGACGACCGCGTCCGATGCGCTGCGGGTGGATGCGGTCTTCTACGGATCGGGTGATCTGGCCGGGCTGATCTGGGAAGCGGAGGACAGGTGGAGCCATGCTCTGCTCGCCTATGACACGGATCGGGATTTTCGCGACTGCGTGTTGCGCTTTCGCTGGCGCAGCGGCGGGCTGCGGCGGCTGGACCAGACGCATGGGCCGACGCTGACGATCGAGGGGAGGGATGCGGCGGGCCATGCGCGGGCCTGGTATGTGCGCTTGTGGAACTATGCGAGCGGCGGGCCGGAAGATGCTGTCGTCACGCTGGATTTTTCCGCGATCAGGAGCGGATTCCTGCCGAGTGAGGGGGAAGAGGTGTGGGCGGGCGATGTGGACAGGATGTTCCTCTCGCTCGCGGCGCCAACCTATGATGCGGGGAGCACGCCGTTCGCGGCCGGGGTCGAGGGATGGTGCGAGCTTTCGGACATGCGCTGCGACGGCGCCGGATCGGTGCTGCGTGTGGGCGATGTGGTGCTGCCCGAACATGGGCTGTCGATGGCGACCGGCTATGACGACTGCTTCAACCAGACGCCGGAGCGGATCGTCGCATCGATCCATGCATTGGGTTATCGCGGGGACATCAACCATTATGTCGGGATGAGCCATTATTTCCGGCTCGAACCCCTGGGCGGCGGACTTTATATCAGCCTGGCCGGGGGCGTGCTGAATGCGCCCTGCGCGGCTTGGCATGCGGATTTCGCGCGGCAGGCGAAGGCATTCGGGCTGGGGATGATCTGGTCGCTCTCCTATGAGCTGTTCGACGCGCATTGCTGGAATGACTGGAAGCAGAGGGCGGAGGATGGCACGCCCGCGCTGACGGGCTGGTCGCCGCCTTCGACCTTGCTCTCCCCGGCGCATGATGGCGCGATGAGCTATTTGCGGATGGTAGCCGGGGCCTTTGTTTCCATTGGCTTGGCGGCTGGTATTCCGATCGGCTTTCAGGTGGGTGAGCCCTGGTGGTGGGTGATGCCCGCGGATGGGCGCATCTGCCTGTATGACGATGCGGCGCGGGCGGCCTTTGGCGGGGCATTGGTGTCGATCCCGGACGTGCGGGGCGCGCTGAGCGGCGGGCAGAAGGCATTGCTGGATCGGGCGGGCGAAGTGCTGGCGGCCTCGACGGCGGCGCTCTGCGCCTGGGTGAAGGGAGTGGCGCCGGGGGCGGTGACGCATCTGCTGGCCTATCTGCCGACCGTGCTCGATCCGCTGGCGCCGGAAGCCAAGCGGGCGAACATGCCCTTGGGCTGGGCGTCCCCCGCCTTCGATGTGTTGCAACTGGAAGATTATGACTGGGTGACGCAGGGGCGCGAGCGGCTGACGGCGCGGGGTGTCGAACTGGCGGTGGAGCGGCTGGGCTATCCGGTCGAGGCGCAGCATTATCTTTCAGGCTTCGTGCTGCGCGGCGAGGACGTCGCGCAATGGCGCGAGATCGCGGCGGCGGCGGATGCGGCGGTGCGGCGCGGGACGGCGGCGACCTTCATCTGGGCGCTGCCGCAGGTGGCGCGGGATGGCTTTACCTGCTTCAGATTATCTGGGGAGACAGATGTGCAAGCCTTTGATGATGTGTCTTTTCCTCTGGCGATCGGGCGGGAGGCGAGCGTGGCGCCCGCCTTTTCGACGCAGGTCGTGGAGAGCGTTTCGGGGCATGAGCGGCGGAGCAGCGACTGGGCCGATGCGCGATTGTCCTTCGATGCCGGGCCGGGCGTGCGGTCGGAGGCGGACATGGCGGCGCTGATCGCTTTCTTCCGGGCGCGGCGGGGGGCGGCGCGGGGGTTCCGCTTCACCGATCCCTATGACGATCGCAGTTGCGGCATGGGGGAAGCGCCGGGGCCGCTGGACCAGCGCCTGGGACTGGGCGATGGGGTGCGGACGGCGTTCCCGTTGCAGCGCTTCTACGGTGCTGGCGAAGAGGCGCAGGTGCGGCGGATCACGCGGCCGGTGGCGGGCACCATCAGGGTGGCGGTGAATGGCGCCGAGATGGTGGGCGGCTGGAGCCATGCCGGGCTGGGAATGATCGCCTTTGACGCCGCGCCTGCGGAGGATGCGGTGCTGACCGCCGGTTTCCGCTTCGATGTGCCGGTGCGCTTTGCCGAGGATCGGCTGGACGTCAATCGGGCGACCTTCGCTGCGGGCGAGGCGCCTTCGGTGCCGTTGGTGGAGATCAGGGAATGAGCGGAACGGAGGCTTTGGAGAAACCGCTGGCGACATTGGCCTTTTGCTGGCGGATCGAGCGGCGGGACGGGGTGACGATCGGATTGACGAGCCATGATCGCGATCTGGAGATCGGGCATATGCTCTATCGGGCGGCGCCGGGGATGACGCCGTCCGCCGTGCGGAGCGGGATTGGCTTCGATGGCGCGGACAGCGATGTCGAGGGCGCGCTGGTCGCGGATGCGATCAGCGAGGGGGATCTGGCGGCCGGGCGCTGGGACGGCGCCGGGCTGGAGTTGCGGCTGACCGAGTGGGAGACGCCGGGCGATCTCTGGCTGCTGCTGGCGCGCGGCGAGATCGGCGCGGTGAAGCGCAAGGCGGGGGCCTTTACGGCGGAGTTGGTGGGCGCGATGGCGGCGCTGAAGGCCTCTGTCGCGCCGTCCACATCGCCCGATTGCCGGGCAATGCTGGGAGACAGGCAATGTCGCGTCGATCTGGCCGGGCGGCGGCGGGTGGTCATTGTCGGCGCGGTCGAGGATGCGGTGGCGAGCGTCGCCGGGCTGGAGCCGGGGGCCTATGCCTTCGGGACGTTGCGCTGGCTGACCGGAGCCAATGGCGGGATAGTGCAGGGGGTGATCGACAATGGCGCCGGCGATGTGAGCCTGGCCGATCCGCCGCCATTTGCGGTGGAGGCGGGGGCGCTGGCCTTGCTGACCGAGGGGTGCGATCGGCAGCTTGCGACGTGCATCGGCCGGTTCGGCAATGCGGTGAATTTTCGCGGGGAGCCTTATCTGCCGGGGACGGATTTGCTGACCCGCTATCCGGGAGCCGCATGAGCGGGGCGGTGGTGGCGGCCAGGGCGCTGGTGGGCGTGCCGTTCCGGCTGCATGGGCGGTCGCCCGAGCGCGGGCTGGATTGCGTGGGGCTGGCGGCGCTCGTCCTGCGGCGGGCGGCGCCGGAGGGATATGGGCTGCGATCGGGGGATGAGGGCCGGGCGTCGGAATGGTTGCGGGCGGCGGGATTGCGGCGGGTCGAGGCGGCGCGCGAGGGCGATCTGGCGCTGGTGCGGCCGGGGCCCCTGCAACTGCATCTGATGATCGTGGTGCCGGGCGGGCATGTCCATGCCCATGCGGGCGTGGGGCGCGTGGTGGAGATGCCGGGGCCTTCACCCTGGCCCGTGATCGGTTACTGGCGGGCGGAATAGGAGTATCTATCTATGGCGACGATCGTGTTGACCGCCCTTGGCACGGCCATTGGCGGGCCGCTGGGCGGTGCCATTGGCGGGCTGATCGGCAATGCGTTCGACCATGCCGTGCTGTTCAAGCCCAAGGGCGTGGAGGGGCGGCGGCTGAACGAGATCCAGGTGCAGACGTCGACCTATGGATCGCAGGTGCCCAAGCTGTTCGGAATGCTGCGGGTGGCGGGAACGGTGATCTGGGCCACCGACCTCAAGGAGGCGCGGCACAGGAGCGGTGGGGGCAAGGGGCGGCCCAGCGTCACGAACTACAGCTATTCGGCCAGCTTTGCCGTGGCTCTGTCGGCGCGGTCGGTCCGGTCGGTGCGACGGATATGGGCGGACGGCAACCTGCTGCGCGGCGCGGCCGGGGACTTCAAGACGGAGCTGGGAGCTTTCCGGCTGCATGAGGGAGGAGAGGATCAGCCGGTTGACCCCCTGATCGCGGCGGTGCAGGGATTGGCGGCGACGCCGGGGCATCGGGGGATTGCCTATGCCGTGTTCGAGGATCTGGCGCTGGCGGATTATGGCAATCGCATCCCCTCCCTGACCTTCGAGGTGGAGGCGGACGAGGGACCGGTCGCCATTGCCGATCTGGCGGCCGAACTGAGCGGGCGAATATTGACGGGCGAGGGGCTGGGTACGGTGGCCGGCATGGCGGCGAGTGGCGCGGACGTGGGCGACGCGCTGGCGCCGCTGGTGGAGGCGTTCGACCTGTCCCTGCTCGCAGAAGAGGCCGGACTGCGCCTGCGGACTGCACCGGCCGAGGGCGCCGCGCCAATCGGGTCCGACGATCTGTGCCGGTCGGTCAATGGACGGGCGCTGGACGGCTTCGAACATTCGGGCGGCGCGGCCGACAGCGTGCCGGCGGCCCTGTCGGTCCGCTATCATGATCCGGCACGCGACTATCAGGCGGGCGTCCAGCGCATCGGCAGGCCGGGTCCGGGACGGCTGGAGCAGGGAATGGACCTGCCCATGGTGCTGTCCGGCGAGGAGGCGCGGTTGCTGGCGGCGCGGAAGCTGGGAGCGGCCTGGGCCGGCCGATCGACGATGACGCTGCGCTGCGGCTGGGACGCGCTGCGCCATGCGCCGGGCGACGTCGTTGCGGTGGAGGGCGTGGCGGGCCGTTGGCAGATCGAGGAGCGGGAGTGGGAAGGCATGGCAGTGCGTCTGGCGCTGCGACGCTTGCCGGGCGGCGCCGCGGCAATTCCAGCGGGCGCATCGTCGGGCGCGGTGGTGCGGCAGGCTGACAGGCCACATGGACCGACCAGATTGATGCTGGCGGACCTGCCCATGATCAGGGAAGGGGCGGCGACGGCCCCCCTCCTCATGGCGGCGGCGAGTGGTGGAGAGGGTTGGCGCGGCGCGGCACTGTTCCTGATGGGTGCGACCGGGGAGGCTTCGCCTGCCGGGCGGACGGCGGGTCGTGCCGTGATGGGGTGGACGGACAATGGCTTGCCCGCGGGCAGCGCGACGATGATCGACCAGGTCAACGCTCTCTTGGTGACTCTGTTGTCGGGGGACATGGAATTGAGTGGAGCGGACGAAGTGGCGCTGGGGATGGGCCGCAATCTGTGCCTGGTCGGGCAGGAGCTGGTCCAGTTCAGCCATGTGGTGCAGACCGGCGAGGCCAGCTTTCGGCTGGAAGGATTGCGGCGCGGCTTGTTCGGCACCGAATGGGCCATGGCATCGCATGAAGAGGGTGAGGCTTTCCTGTTGCTGGAGGAGGACCGGTTGGTCGACCTTGCCCCCCATGGCGTCGGGGCGGATATTGGCGGCAGCCTGCGCATGGCGGCGATCGGCGTGGGCGACAGCGAACCGGCCGAGGCGCTGTTGACGATAAGAGGCGAGGCGGTGGTGCCGCCTTCTCCGGTGCATGTGACGGCGCGTGCCGACGGGACCGGAGGCTGGAGCATCGGCTGGACGAGGCGCAGCAGGAATGGATGGCGCTGGACGAATGGCGCCGACGTCCCGCTGGGCGAGGATCGCGAAAGCTATGAACTGCGGCTGTTTGCAGGGGCGATGGAAGTGCGCAGGATCATCACCGACCACTCGCCCTGGGCCTATGACGCCGCTGCGGTGACCGAGGATATGGCGCATCCCGGCGGACTGGCCTGCGAGATCCGGCAGATCGGCACCTATGCGCCGGGCAGGGCCGCGCGGATCGTCCTGGCCGCCTGATCATGGCCTTCCGAAAGAAAAGGACAATTATATCATGACGATGGATTCGACATGCCGTTGGGCCTTGCCCCAACTTTTTGCCGGGCAGGCGCAGAAGGAGTTGTTTCACAACGAGGCCTTGGCCCGGATCGACATGCTGCTGCATGGGGCGGCGGAAAGCGCGGACCTGGACGAACCGCCTGTGGCGCCGACGGCGGGTGCCTGCTGGATCGTGGCGGTCGGCGCGATCGGCGCCTGGGAAGGCCAGGACGGCGCCGTGGCTGGCTGGACCGAAGGGGGCTGGCGTTTTGCCGCTCCGCGGGCTGGCCTGTCCCTATGGGTCGCGGACAGGGGGCACGTCATGCTGCATGACGGCGTGAACTGGCGGGATAGCGCTGTGCAGGCGGATGGGATCCATATTGGCGGCACAAAAGTGGTCGGCGCGGCCGGGGCGGCGATCGCCAGTCCCACAGGGGGCGCGACGGTCGATGCGGAGGCGCGCTCGGCGCTGATCGCAATATTGGGAGCGTTGCGGGAACATGGCCTGATCGCAACGTGA